ATACGTTCTCCTGAACGATAAACACATCTTCGCGCTGAAGGGACGGAAAAACTTCGGCGCCAACAACACGCACGTGCTCGCTGATTTCGCCGGCACAGTCGCCGGTAGGGTGACCGCAGACCATGCAGGGTCCGTTCCTAGCCCTAAGCAGCCGAACTTCGCCGCCTAAGATCCGTTCGTCACGCTCGCTCCTGCCCTCCACCCCGTCACCATACATCGGGGTGAGGAGGGTGGGGCGCATGATTGAAGCCTGCGAACACGGAGTGTAGGGTTATCCGCATGGAAGCCATGGACATCTTGCTTGTGGGACTAATCGGAGTAGCCGGCATTGCAATTTTTTTGGTAGTGGCGCTGCTAATCCCACACGACGACATCGGCGAAGATTGAATTTTGTCGAGAACTCTTGAACGAAAAGGAAAAAGCCAAAATGGCCCTATGGCAGCCCCCCCAAAAATTTGTTAGTTGCCCCACGACGATCGACGCCATGCAGTACACCGCCGAAACATGCGCTGCAATCCACTTTTGGATGGGCGAACCACACCTTCAGTTTGACGATGAGGAGCACATGCTTTGCGAAACCGGCATTTTGCTTAACGCCAACGAAGTGGCAAATATTGGGGACTGGGTCTGTCGCGATGTAAACGGATTTTACTCTTTGCCCGATGACCAGTTCCGTCGGGCCTACACTCCGGTACGGCATCGGTTCGCGTTTCGCCGGTGGATGGTGACTGCCATGGCAGGGCAACCGAGCGGTCGACTTGTTGCAAGCGCCCCCGTCAGCCGTCACCTCACGCTTCGTTCCGCCCGCCGAGCCGTTGCCCGTTATGCCGCACTCGAGAACCCCAATCCAAAAGTGACCTTGACATACCGTGTGCATCATGCGACCGAGGTATTTGCGTGACCGCACTCGTTAGGCTTACCCGACCATTAGAAATTCCGGTGGCTCCGCTGCTCGGCATTGCAGCCGAACGGGCAGCCGAATGGCCGGAGTACCGGCGCTCAATGCGGAAACGGGCGGCGAATGAGGTGGGGGCTTTGGGCGAAGTCGTTGCGCTTGCTTACCTTGCAAGCCTTTCGGCAACAGTCACCGAAGCAGGGGAAATTGGCCACGACCTCATTGTGAACGGGAAGACCGTAGACGTCAAAACCAAAGAACGGACGGTTGCGCCCTTACCCCATTACGAATGCTCGGTCCCCGAGTATCTTGACGGGGTCCAGACCCCTGACGTGTACCTGTTTGTCTCACTGTTGTCCAACGGCAAGGTTGGGATGGATCGCTTTGAGCGAGCGTGGGTGTTGGGCACTTTGCCGCACACGCAGTTTCATGCTCAAGCAACGCACTGGACGACCGACATGGTGGATCGCCGCAATAACTGGCGCGCCACCATTCCAGTCCGCAACGTCCCCATTTCGGCGCTGCACGGGCCTGTCGTTCCACAAGGGGCGCCATGCTCATAAATTGCCATGCCGCCAACATTCCGCTAGTGGATCGCAGCGTACAAACCATTGTCACATCTCCCCCTTATTTCGGTCTAAGGGCCTACGGGGACGACCCTCAAGAAATTGGGCGTGGCGACATCGATACGTACCTTGAGGACATGGCCGCCTGCGCCACCGAATGGTGGCGACTCCTTGACGACGGCGGGGTGTTGTGGCTCAACCTTGGCGACACCGCTAGTGGCTCAGGAGGGGCCGGCGGCGACTACAACCGAGGAGGCAGCAAGGACGGCAAACCGCGATGGCGGCAAGGAGCGTCAGGGCGGGCACCCATGCAGTGGCTTAATCTGCCCCACAGAATCGTAGAGGTATTCGTTGAGCGTGACTGGCTTTACCGGTCCTGCGTAACGTGGAACAAGGGTCGGCTGCGGCCCGAGGACTTGCGTCACGCCCGCCGCCCGGGGGTTTCCAGTGAGTTTATTTTTATGCTCGCCAAGACACGCAATCACCGTTTTTTCCCTGACCGGCTAGTCGAGCGTGGCAATGTCTGGCATTTCCCTCCTGCGCAAGGAAGGAACCATTTGGCGCCCTTCCCGTACGAACTGCCCAACCGGTGCATTCCGCTGACTAGCAATGTGGGGGACATCGTGCTTGATCCGTTCGTTGGGTCAGGAACCACGGTCGAGGTCGCCGAAAGTCTCGATCGGTTTGGTATCGGTTGCGACCTGTACGATTGGGATCGGGCTTGACACGGGCAAGCCAAGACCGTAGAATCGCATTCAGCAAGTTGAGGCGGCAGTCCCCAATTATTTAGATTTACAACTTTTGGGTACGTCCTAGTATGGGGTGTTCACTCCATAATACCCTCTCCGCTTGTATGGCTAATACCTACTAAAAAAAGGAAACCAATATGCAAAAAACACCTACATCCCTAACCGAAACCTACGAAGTGGACACGATCGACGGTGGCACCACCATCGTGCCAACCGTGGTCAACTTGCGAGAAGCACGCATCCTTGCCCGCGAGTTCCCTGCGGTAATCACCGCCGGCCCCACCCGCAAAGAAGCAAACTTCGGCCACCCCAATCACCTCATCCGAACCTTTGACGACGTAACCCACAAGTCGTCTTATTCGCCAACCGCTTCAGCGGCTTTGCAACTTGTAGAATTTGGGGCCAAGCAAACCGGACCGTTGCTCATCCACTGCCACGCAGGAATGAGCCGATCCACGGCCACAGCCATTGGCGTACTGCTGGCTCGCGGCGTTGACGCCATCGAGGCTTTAGAAACCCTGTCAGAAATTCACCCAATCGGTAGAGCGTTCATCCCCAACCCCCTCATCCTTGGATTCATTGGTGAGCGGTACGGGGTGCCGAACCTCCCGAAACTGGCCGAAAACTACGAATACGACGGACCCTTCTACGGGGACTACCTATGAAAAAGTGCACGCACACCCGACGCGTCCTGCGAACCGACAAATACGGCCGGTACTGGGAGTGTCGGGCGTGCGGACACACCCAAGACTACCGGACACCACGAAAGCCCTCCAATGGACAAATCTAACCGCAACACTATGAACAAACCCAAAATCCCCGGCAGCACACAAACAGCAATCACAATCATCAACGACCTCATCAAACGCATCCCCAACCACCCCGCACAAACCCACTGCAAAACCGCCCTCAAACACCTCGCCCAACACGACACCACAACACCCCCCAACCAAAGCCTCGCCAACCTACAAAAAACCAAAAACCCGGCCTACCACGCCTACGCAGCAGCCATATACACCCGACGCCTCCCCAACACCACACCAACCCAAACCGCCAACCAAACCGCCGCAGAAAAACACCTACTCACCGCCGCACTCCTCCTCACCCCACAACACACCCCCCCCAAAGAAATCTAACCAAAAACACACAACAACGGCCCACACAGGCCCTCCCCCCCGCTTCGGCCTGTTGGGCAAAAGTCCCGCTGTGCGTGTTGTGATGGTTGCGTGTGTGGGGCGTTGTGTTTGTTGGGTGTTGGGCGTGTTTTGTTTGCTGCTTCGTTTGCTTTTTGTTTGTGTTGGTGGGGGTTGTTGGGGGGGGTGGGTGGTTTATTGGTCTGCCTCTAGGTCGTACTGGATGTGGAATCCCCAGCGGCTGACTTCTTCTGCGGTGGCGTCCCGCCATTTGTCGTTGGGGGTTTGGTTGTGCAGGTCGCGGAGCAGGATTTCTGTCATTGATGTTAGGAACTGGTTGCTTGTGGGGAAGATTGGGTCGTAGTGCAATGGCTTGTCCCATTTGACTTGTCGTCCGATTTCGTAGTGGTAGGGGAGAGCGGAAAGGTAGATGTTGCCTGCTTCGATGTGCGTGATTGTCAAGCATTCTCGCACTTCGTGGTTGGTGACGAACTGTGCGGCTAGAGGGACGTCGGGGTCTATGGCGTCGGGGTCGGTGGCGCAGAATCCTTCTGTCACGAAAGTGAAGGAGGTGGCGTCAAAGCCTTGACGACAGGCGGCTGCCGCTTGCAGTGTGCGGGTGAGGCGTTCGCCGGGTTCTTCGTCCCGCATGGTTGCTTCGAGTTGGCATACGGCGGTGAGGAGTGCTTCTCGCCACACCATTAGCGAGAATGGCAAGTCTTCGCCGATGCCCTCTTCGGTGACCATCTCTTGTTTGGCGACTCGTGTCGCTCCTGCCACTAAAGCGATCTTTTCTGTTGGGGTGCCGTAGGGGTCCACGGGTGAAACGCTAGACCGAAATAGTGGTCGCCTGTGGCGTCCACGGCTGCTAACGTTTGCGGTTGTTGGGTATTGTTTGCTTGTAAAAGGCTGCGGAATGCTTGGTTGCCAGATTTTGAGGATGTGTTGGCGATGACGGTGACGTTGCGGCACGGCGACTGCTTGGACGTGTTGGCGTCAATGCCTGACGCCAGCGTGGATGCCATCGTCACGGACCCGCCGTATGAACTCGGGTTCATGGGTAAGGCGTGGGACGGTTCGGGCATCGCCTACAACGTCAACCTGTGGACCGAGGCGCTTCGGGTGTTGAAGCCGGGCGGGCATCTACTGGCCTTCGGTGGGACACGCACGTATCACCGCATGGCGGTCGCCATTGAGGACGCCGGGTTTGAGATTCGCGACAGCCTGCATTGGTTGTACGGGTCGGGGTTTCCGAAGTCGTTGGACGTGAGCAAGGCGATTGACAAGGCAGCGGGTGCCAAGCGTGAAGTGGTGGGCACCAAGACCTACGTCAACGGTGGCGGAACGTCTTACGAACTGCGGATGGGGGAACGGGTTGAGGTTGAGGCTGACATCACCGCCCCTGCCACTGACGCCGCCCGCCAGTGGTCAGGCTGGGGCACCGCCCTAAAACCCGCCCACGAACCCATCGTCGTCGCCCGCAAACCCCTAACCGGCACCGTCGCCGCCAACGTGTTGGCCCACAGCACCGGGGCACTCAACATCGACGGGTGTCGGGTAGCGCATCGCTCCGACGCTGACCGTGCAAGCGCCACGCCGCAAGGGCGGGTGACAAGCAACAAGGCGGCGGGCGCAGCGCCTGACGTTGATGACGCTGGGCGAGTTGAGGTTGAGCGCCCCGACACCAGCGGAGGGAGATGGCCCGCCAACCTTGTGTTCACCCACGCCGCCGACTGCTGTCAGGTGGGCACCACCGACGTGAAAGCGTCCGGGTATTACCCAGCCCAGCGTGGTGCGGGTGTGGCAACCGGTTTTGGTGCCGGTCAGCCGGACCCGACTGGCAACCGACCGTCCGGAAATGGCGACGGCACCGAGACTGTCGCCGTGTGGCGGTGCGCCGACGGTTGCCCGGTGGCGGAACTGGACGGGCAGAGTGGGGTCAGTAAGAGCGGAACAGGCGTGACCGTTTCCAGCCCGACCGCCCTTGGACAAAACAACGGCTGGAACAAACACAACAACAGGCCGGTGGAGTTTCAGAACTATGCCGACACTGGCGGCGCTTCCCGCTTCTTCACCGTCACCGAATGGGACCCTATCGCTGACGTGGCCCCGTTCCGGTATGTCGCCAAGCCGAGCAAGCGGGAACGCAACGCCGGACTGGACGGGCTGCCGGGGAAGCGAGAGGCCGACCGAGCAAAGGCTGACGGTGTTGGTGGCGACAATCCGCGCAACCGGAGCAACGCAGCCAAGGTCAATCATCACCCCACCGTGAAGCCTGTCGCCTTGATGCGCTGGCTCGTGCGCCTCGTCACCCCGCCCGGCGGCACCGTCCTCGACCCGTTCACCGGGTCCGGCACCACCCTCGTCGCCGCCACCCTTGAAGGGTTCGACGCCATCGGCATTGAGATGACCGACGACTACCTGCCGATCATTGAGGGGCGGGTGGCGTGGGCTGAACAACAGGCCGACAAGATGACCCCGACCCTGTTTGACGACGCTGGGCAAGGGGTCAGGGTCACGTCGCTTGGTGGTGATCCGTGACGGTGACGTTGCGGCACGGCGACTGTTTGGACGTGTTGGCGTCAATGCCTGACGCCAGCGTGGACTCCATTGTCACCGACCCGCCCTACCTCATCGGCTTTATGGGCAAGGCGTGGGACGCAGCCGACGGCATCGCCGGGCAACCCGAGGTGTGGACCGAGTGCCTGCGCGTGTTGAAGCCGGGCGGTCACCTGCTCGCGTTCGGTGCCACCCGCACCTACCACCGTATGACCGTCGCTATTGAGGACGCCGGGTTCGACATACGGGACAGCCTGCATTGGGTGTACGGGTCCGGGTTCCCGAAGTCGCTGGACGTGAGCAAGGCCATTGACAAGATGGCGGGGGCTGAGCGTGAAGTGGTGGGCAGCAAGGTTACGGGCAAGGCCCGCACCGATGAGGGGTGGAACGGCGGCCAGCAGGAAGTCCCAGTGACCGCCCCCGCCACCGACGCCGCCCGCCAATGGTCAGGCTGGGGCACAGCGCTCAAGCCTGCCCACGAACCGATCGTCGTCGCCCGCAAGCCGCTGGTGGGGACGGTGGCGGGGAACGTGCTGGCGTATGGCACGGGGGCGCTGAACATCGACGGGTGCCGGGTCGGGACCAGTGACGAGCTGGGCCGACCACAAGGCACTATGCCGCAGCCGATGGACTGGGGCAACGAGTCGCCGGGTGGTCGCTATGTCAGCACCGGCAATCCCGCCGGCCGCTGGCCTGCCAACCTTGTGTTCACCCACGCCGCCGACTGTGAGCAGGTCGGGGCAACCGACGACACGTTCGGCGGTGGAGCCAACGCCACGTCCGGGTTTGTGGACGGGTACGAGTCTGGTGACGGGTTCACGGGCAAAACGGTCAAGGTGCCGGTGTGGGCGTGCGCTGACGGTTGCCCGGTGGCCGAACTGGACGGGCAGAGCGGGGAACGGCCCGGTGCCACTAGCAATAGCAACGGCTCGACGACTGCGTTTGCAAGCGGGCGACGAAACGCAACCACGGCCGGCTACGGCGACACCGGCGGGGCGTCCCGTTTCTTCACGGTCACCGAGTGGGACCCGACCGCTGACGTCGCGCCGTTCCGGTATGTGGCGAAGCCGAGCAAGCGGGAACGCAACGCCGGACTCGACGGGCTACCGGAACAGCGGCCCGACACACGCTCGACCACCGGCAAGGGAACCTTCGAGGAGAAGGGCGTTGCCAAACAGTCCAACCATCACCCGACCGTGAAGCCCGTCGCCCTCATGCGGTGGCTGGTGCGCCTCGTCACCCCGCCCGGTGGCACCGTCCTAGACCCGTTCGCCGGGTCCGGCACCACCCTCGTCGCCGCAGTGCTAGAGGGCTTCGACGCCATCGGGATCGAAATGACCGACGACTACCTGCCGATCATCGAAGGCCGGGTGGCGTGGGCCGAGGAACAGGCCGCCGACACTACGCCGACCCTGTTCGACGACGCTGACTGATTCATGCGCCTTGACGCTCGGCTTTGGGATCCCGAACAAGGTAATGTCCACGCCTGACTTTACTGAACAAATCGGGCCGGTCAGCAATAAAGGTTCTTGCCGTCGCTTCGGAAAACTCGCCCACAGTCGCAATAACCTGCGGGCTGACTGTAGTCCCAACGTGTTCCAAGCACCACCGCTCAACCGTTTCTTTGCGAAGCCGAAAAGGGCGGCGGGGCTCCGCAACGGGCGCTTCGCCGCAAAGTTCCTCGATGATCGCTACAGGGATTGAGTAGCCTCGCAGCACGATCGGGTCGGCTTTGCCATGAATGGCGACAACGTGCTCTGCCCGTGTTCGCTCTCCAAGTAAATGAAGTTCGTCGGCGGGTATCCTGAAAGGGCTGCCATGCTTGTCTGCAAGAAAGGCGAACCCTTCTTTGTAACGGCGATCAATGTCGGCAACTGATGTGTCCATAACACTCTCCTTGCGTTTAGTAGATGCACCAGACACTACCACAAGCAAAAAAACGTGTCAAACGGAATCGCTGCTGTTGGCCAACCGCAACGCTGTCGCTTTATCCAAAAACACAAGGGCGTAACCGATTTCGGTGCCCTGCACCGCCACATCGATTGCTTCCGCCACGACCCCAAACCGTTTAGCGAGGCCAGCGCGCAAACGTCCCGCCTCAGTCTCAACACCTGCGACTTCGTCTACAAGAAATGGGGCAACCGCTTTTTTCGGTTGATCGGAGGAAGAAAATATTCCGGCTTCAAAATCGGACGCAACCAAACAGCCCGAGCAGGCGATAACTCCGTGAGGGCTCCGACGTTTGCGAATCTCAACGTGTCCGCAGGTGAGGTGGTGGCGATATTCGACTTCACCCCAGTCGCCATGCCGTTCGATGCTTCGAACAATGCGACGCGGGGCCGCTTTCAGTGAGCGGCGAGCCACGCTTCTGCCTCAACGACGGCTTTAGCAAACTTTTTGTTGGCGGGGTCCGTGAGGGCCGGCAACCACTTGGCCGTGATCCATTCGGGCAGCGGGGCTCCTGAAATCACTTCCGTCTGCGTGGGCATTGTGCTTGATAGGCGGTTGAGTGCGTCGGCGGCTCGTTCCTCGAGGGTGGGTTCGTATGGCTTCACTGCATTCAACTCCAAACAAACTTATCCAAATGACTTGACGTGGACTTTGGCAACGTCTACTTTACTGACATGACCGCAAGCCAGTACCGACCTGCACTGCGCACCGCACTAATCCTTGGCGCCAGCATAGTCGGCATACTTGTCTTACTGGAACTAGCAAGTCGCGCCATTGACATTACTTACGGCGAAACACGTTGCTCCCAAGTCGCCTTCACGTACCTCGATGGCACCCCCACCTTATGGGAACCGACCGGCCGGGGGACAGAAAACGGATTTACCCCACTCCACTGCCCTGCGGTCGGCGAATGGTGGGACCTCCACCCTGATGGGTCAATTACCCCTCTTTAATTGCCCCCCCCTACAACAACAAAAGCCCCTCACACCCGTTTAGGTGCGAGGGGCTTTTGCGTGCAAATCAGAACGCTTCTTCGTCTGGAACCGCCGACCGGCGGCCCGCCCCACTCGAAGCAACCGCCCGGCCGTCCCGCCCGACCCGCTCCACGCTGGCTGTCGCCCACCGCAAAGAAGGACCGACCTCGTCGGCAATGACCTCAATCTTGCTGCGCTTCTCGCCCTGATCGTTTTCCCACGATGACTGACGCAAAGTGCCGGCCACGATGACGCGGGTGCCTTTAGTCACGGTCTCGGCGACGTTTTCGGCAAGTTCACGGAAACAGGTGACGTCGAAAAACGAAGGCTCGCCGTCTTCCCACTCGCCGGTGGCCGCATTCTTCTTCCGCTGGTTAATCGCCACCCCAAACGATGCGACGACCATGCCGCCGTTCGTGTGCCGAATCTCGGGCTCGCGTGTAGCGTTCCCAATAATAGTGACAGAGTTGTCGTTTGCCATGTGCTGAATCTCTCTCGTGATGTGTGTGAATACAAGCACCCCCCCAACGGGAGGTGGACAAAGCATAGGGTTCGTGGACTAGTCTGTCAACCATGAACACAAACGAAGCCCGGCTAGCAGTTGTTGGAATCATCGCTGACGTCCTGTTCGAACTGAGTGACGACGACGACCTGAGTGATGACGATCGTGGCGACCTGCGGGACTCCCTAGCAGACGCCGCCGACCTGATACTCGAGGCACTCGAGTTTGATGTAATCGCCGTAAACGATTTTGAGGTATCCGCCCGAATCACTTTGGATGACCCCGACTCAGACGAGAACTGACCTTTTACTTGCGGGCCGGACCCATGCGTCGCATCAACCTCAATGGGCAAGTTCTTCTTGCCGACGATCACTTTGCCCTTTACTTCGACTACGACGCCGAAGCCGTAAAAGCCGTCAAACGTCTTCCCGGCGCCAAGTGGGACCGTCCCGCCCGAGTCTGGCGACTCCCCATTACCGCCATCGACGAAGTCCGAACCTTTGCAACGCAATGGGGCTTTTGGGTCCACCCCGATGTCGCCACTCTTGACCTCCCGCCGCGACCAAACGCTGATGTGCTCGGCGTTTGCTTTGACGACGAATGGATTTGGGTTGGGTTTCCCTACGACAGAGTGCGGGTCACAGCAGTAAAAACGGTACCCGGCATAACGTGGGAACCCAAAACACACAGATGGCGCGCCCCGCTGTCCAGCATCGACGATTTGCTTTCCTTCTGTCACCGGTTCGACATTGCCATCCCCCCCGACCTCCAAAGCCACGCCAACACCATAAACGCTGAAGCCCAACTTCTTATTGACGCTTCTCGAGCAACTGACGCCGACCTTGATGTGGCGGGACTCCCACTTCTTGGGTATCAGCGTGCGGGAGTGGCCTACGCCGCTCGAGCCCGCCGCTGCCTTCTCGCAGATGACATGGGGCTCGGCAAAACTTTACAGTCCATCGCCACAACAGAACTGGTTGGCGGTTACCCCGCTGCGGTTATTTGCCCACCGTCGCTTGTCCTGAACTGGAAAGCGGAGTACGAAAAATGGCTGCCGCACCGGCGGGTTGCCACGGTCACCGACCGCAAAACTTTTCCAAACAAATCCGAATACGACGTGGTCGTGCTTGGGTGGAGCAATGTCGCTTACTGGGTTGAGCAGACCAAAAACCATGCCGCCTACATCTTTGACGAGTCGCACTACGCCAAGTCGTATGATGCCAAGCGCACCAAAGCCGCCATCAAGGCTGCCCGGACCGTCCCGCCCGATGGTCTCGTCCTTGCGTTGACCGGCACTCCTGTGACGAACAAGCCGGCGGAGTACGCCGCCCAACTTGACATTCTTGGTCGCCTCAACGACTTTGGCGGCAAGATGGGTTTTTACCGGCGGTATTGCGCCGCCTATAAAGACAAATGGGGGCACTGGCACTTTGACGGCCACTCGAATCTGGACGAACTTAACGGAAAACTTAGGTCGTCGTGCTACATCCGTCGCGTCAAAGAACAGGTCCTCGAGGATCTTCCCCCGATTCGGCACGCCCCCCTCCTCGTCACCCCCGAGGCGGGACCGTTGCGGGAGTACCGTAAAGCAGAGGCGGACATCGTGGCGTGGCTGGTGGACCGTGCGGCGGAGATCGCTCGAGAACTGGGGCTGTCCGTGGGGCACGCCAAAGTACGGGCGAAAATGGCTGCGGAGTCGAACGAGCACCTTGTTCGGTTAAGCGTGCTGCGGAAACTGGCGGCTCGAGCAAAAATGCCGATAGTGGAAGAGTGGGTTGAGCAAGTTATCGGGGAGGGACGCAAGGTAGTGATCGCTGCCCACCACAGAGAAATCGTTGACGAGTTGGCGCACCGGTTTGGCGGGTTAAAAATTCAAGGGGGCATGACGGTCGCCGATGTTGAAGCCCACAAGTCCCGCTTTCAGTCGGGGTCGGTTGCAGAGGCGCCGGTGATTGTGTTGTCGATTCAGGCGGCCAAGACGGGGCATACGTTGACGGCGGCGCAGGATGTACTTTTTGTGGAGTTGCCGTGGACGCCGGCGGATGTGGACCAAACGTATTCGCGTTGCCACCGCTTGGGTCAGGTGGGAAGCGTTACGGCCACGTACCTTTTGGCATCGGGAACTGTTGACGAAAGCATTTACCATGTGGTTGAGCAGAAAAGGGCAGTGGTGGACGCTGCAACCGATGGTGAAGAAATGGGGAGGGTGGGGATGGCGGCGGCTTTGGTGGGTAAATATCTTCAACTTGGGCTTGATAAGACTTGACTCCACCTTTTGCGCAGTGTAGGGTGCAATCACCTACTACCACCAAAGGAAAAAAATGCCCAGCATTCATTTAGCCGAACAGAAGAAAGCCATTGAGTCGGAGTTTGCTCCCCTTATTGGCGCCACAGTCGTTTCCGCAGGAGCCATTCTCGATGACGACGGGAACTGTTGGCCCGTTGTCCGTTTCCGAACTGCCGACGGCCGTTTGATGCAACTAGAACTAAGCAGCGACGAAGAAGGAAACGGACCCGGCCACCCGTTTATCGGGGAAATAGAATCGTGACCGACGCGTCTTTCGCCGAATACGAACAATCGCAAGCGGACGAGCACTTCCTGCGCGAATGGGCGTTCCACACCGAAGATGGAACGTACTGGGCGTGGGTCGAACAAATCGCTAAAGAAATCGCAGACTGAGCCCATACGCGACGCAGCCCCGATCCCCGCCCCGCAAGGGGGTCAAGGTCGGGGCGCTGCGCTTTTGGGGGGGGCTAGTCAGCCTACCTTTACGGCCTGCGTGACTTCCCAAAACCACGGGTCGGCATCACCCTTATACTCTACGCCGAAGAAACGGAACTTGTCAACGTCCTTCGGTCGCAAATCAACACGGAACGGGGTGCCTTGATAGAACACGCTGATCGTGCCGTCGGTCTTGCGTCGCATCATTACTGGCTTGTTCATGATTGGATCAACTCCGGGTGGGGTCGGGGCTAACAGGGACTTAACGGTGGACAGAAACAAATCCTCGAGTTGGGGGCGGTCGGGACTGCGAGTCCAAGCATCGGACCGATCGGCCGGCTGCGCCTCCCCATGAGTGCTCAAACCAAGCCGAACTTTCGTTTCTGGGGCTGGAATGAACTCGGCGGCCAAAGGGTCGAAACCGTTTTCCTGCCACCAGCGGACAAGCACCCGACAAATATTTTGTGTTGCCTTTTTCGTCCACTCCGAGTTTGGATCCAAATCTACGGTGCGGCAAGCGTACGAAACGCCAACAGTCGTGGAGTTGTAGCCGTCTGCCCCGCAGTGGTACGCCACCGCCGTGGGGGGGAGAAGTTCGATTACCGAATCGGAGTCGGCAAGGATGTGGTAGGAGCCGAAGTCGGTGCGGCGGGCGATGAACGAGGCGATGTTTTCGGCACCTGTGTCCAGATCAACGTTGTCCATGACGTTCTCAGCGGTGTGAACGAGAACGCCGCCGGTCCACTTGCCTCTGCGCGGGTTGTAGAACTGTTGCACGGCTGGTGGATTGTCGAAGAGGTAATAACCCATGTGTTCAGGGTACATTCTGGGGGTGGGGCGTCAGAGGAGGTCCGGTTTGAGTTGCTGGTGTCGTCGCTTTGTTTTTTGGGGGCGCCGCTTCCTGTGCGGCTAAAAAGATTTGTTTAAAGGCTTGCAAGCCGGATTCCGTTCTGATAGGATTTATCTGAAAAGATAAACCCGACTACCATACACAGGAGAAACAACCCATGTCCCACAAACTCGCCTTCGATTCAAAAGGCGCCATGATGGCATACGCCGACCGAGAAATACCTTGGCACCGCCTCGGGCAGCCAATGAAGGGGCTTCAAACCATTGACGAAATGCTTGCAGCGGCACGAGCCGACTACCGCGTCAGCCTCACACGCGTCGCTGCCATCGACGACGACGGAAACGTTCTGCTTAACCCCGACGGCAGCCCTGTGCTCATCGACGACTCGCGCGCCACCGTCCGGCAAGACAAAGACGGAACTTATGTTGGTCTTTCAACCGTCGGCACCCGATACACCGTCCACCAAAACGAAGCAGTCACCGAGCGCGCCCTCGCCATCGTCGGGGCTACCCGGGGCGAAGCGGTCATGGACACCGTTGGCGTCCTTCACGACGGAAAAGAGTTTTTCGCAAGTATCGACCTTGGCCCCCTCGTGATTGACCCCACCGGCGCCAACGACCGCATTGACAGATACCTGTTGGTCCGCAACGGGCACAACGGCAAGGTGCCAATCACTTATGCCAACACAGACATTCGTGCCGTATGCAAAAACACCGTGGTCATGGGCATGGAAAACGCCCATCGCGTGTTCAAGGCCCGTCACACCGCCAACGCAGACAGCGTTATTGAGGACGCCCAACGGGTGCTTGAGATTTCCACCGCATGGGCGAAATCGTTTAAACAAAACGCCGAAGCAATGCTTTCCATCAACGTCCCCGCAGGGTCCGCCCGCATTGACGGCATTCTCAATAAAGTGTTCCCCGAGAAGGCCGGCGAAACCGACCGACAAAAAGTGAACCGAGAACAGGTGCACGACACTATTCGCGCCCTTTACGGCAACGAACGCAACGCCGGTGGATTTGGCTACAACGGCTGGTCCATTTACAACAGCGTCGTTGAGTACCTTGATCACTATCGGGACAGCAGGGTCTACGAACGTGCCTTGACATCAATGGACGAAAACTCGTGGGTGTCAAAAGCGAAGTTGGCAACACAAGCCGCAGTTTTGACATACGCCTGAACACTCTACGGAAGGGTCGGCTCTTAGAGGGTCGGCCCTTCCGTCGCGTTTGTCCGCAAACCAAAGAAATAAGAACGTAACCTCTTGACGAATGTTGCCCGCTGGACCCGACCATTCAACGCCGCCGGATCGCCATGCGCCTCACAGTACGCCAACCCCCGCTGCAGCACCTCGTGGGTCGCAACCACATCGTGCATCGCGTCGTGATGGTTGTCGCCTAACTCCACGCCGAAGAACTCGGTGAGATTTGCCAACCGGTACCCCTGCGGGGCTGCAGGACCGGGCGGAAGCGCTGCAGCGAACAAGCCTTTCGTGTCCACCCCCCCTGACATCCGCCACTTCAAGTCGGTCTCCAACAAGCAGCGTTCAAGCACTTCGGCATCAAACGGAAGGTACTGGGCAACAACGATTCGATCACCAATAAATTTGATGAGCCTTCGATGTGCTTCAGCGATCGGCATTTGGGTGGATAGCCACTTGTCGGTGAGTTGCGCCCCGTCGGCGTCCCGCAAGTTGGCGCGACTCCACTCGCCGAGCGGTTCCTCGGGATTCATGAAAAGATTTAGCCAGTCGCACTCGATGCCGTCTTTGACAAGGAGCGCCGCCACTTGCACCGGCCGGTTCCCTGTGTCAAGTCCGGTGGTCTCATAATCAAGAACCACGTACTCGCTCAGCAGCCGTCGGAACTCAGCGAAGTCGCCGTCGGCTTGGGTGGCAAGGCAATCGGCGGTGCCGGTGAGTGGCGGCGGGGCTGGCCGCCTCACTCGTCACCCTCCACGTACGTCCAATAACCTTTCGAGAGCACCGAGTTTACGTCGGCTTCGAACATGCTGTCGGAAATGAGGTCGTGGAACACGCCGACGCCGTTAGCACGTAGGTACAGTCGTTGCTCGTGGTTGTCTTGCGTGCCGCGGTAGGCAAGCAGGGTGACGTCGTCGGGTAACTTGGTCATGGGTTGCACAGCGGGGATGGGTCGCACGGCAGGTCTTTTCGCTAGTCGGTTTGTCGGAACTGTAGACCGAGTTTGGCGGCAGCGTCAATGAGGTTGCTGGGCACGGCACTCATGTCATCGATCCAGATCGTACGAACGTCGCCGGCGCCGAACCCCCCGTGGATCTGAATCTCACTGTACGACTCATGAACCAAGTCATCGCGGATCTTCGGCCGTCGATCGTACTCCGGTATCTCCTCGCCTTCAGCCCGCATCTGGAGCGGGTGGTAAGCCTCGGCTTCAAGCGCCCGCTCGATGGTGGCGTCATCAGCCCCGACTCTGCGGAGCGCCCCGATAAACGCTTGGTTTGCGAACGGACGCACCCACCCCTTCTGTGACGGCGTGACGTACGGGCTGGTCGACAGGATTCCGTCGCCTTCTTCGAGGTCCAACCCGGCGAGGGGGAACGCAAGACCGGCAGCGAACGTGTCCATCAGGCTGATCGTGGACCGTTCCCGCACACCTTCGTCTAGTTCCACCACGAATCTGCCGTACACGCTTTGCTCCACCGGGGACTCGCCGTTTGCTTTGTCGGCGAACGCGTACACCGGACGCAGTTGTTTGTTAAGCCGTCGGCTGATCCCCAGTTGCCGTTCCTCGAGTTCCTTTCGGCGGTCCGGGTCGTAAGCGCCGACGCTGTCGCCGGTCTCGAACTGCGACTTGTAGCGACCGTCGGCGAGGAACGCCTCAAGGGCGGTGGTGGGCATGCCGACGTAGATCTGCCGTCCCGCCGCCGCTTCGATCTGGGCGCGGGTGACGAGATCGAACTCTTTGACCACGAGATCGAGGAACTCGGCGCGGTCCATGCCAAGTCCGTCAAGAAGGTCTTCGATGTCGTTCTCGCGTAGCACGCTTTCGACGTAGCGTTTCACTTCGCCGGGGACGATGCGGCGAATGTCGGCACGCAACTCGTCCTGCGCTTCCACGATCTTGGCGCCCTGAGCAGTGGCGGGATCGGGCTTGCCGGGCGTGTAGCCCAACGGCTTCCCGTTCGCCGCAACCAGTTCTTTTGCTTGCTTCGGCTCGGCTTTCCCCTTTGACGGACCCTTCACCACCGTCGCCTTTCCCCTGTTAAGAAGCACAATATGCGTGCGGGACTTCCCGCCCAGATCCTTGCGTGGCGGCAACCGATACCCGTCAAAACCCATGAGGGCCGCCACCCGTCCCGGGTCCTCCAACACCTTACGGACTTGATTGACTTGGAACTCCCGCTGCGCCACCTCGGCAGCCGAACCAGTCCGTCTAACTTCTTCCAAGCGGGCGTCAAGTTCTTCGTTGATCTGCCTGATCTGCTGTGTCAAGTTATCGTAATCAGCAAGTTTGGCATCAGGGTCAATAGCCAAATCGATCTTTGTGCGTTGACCCATAACATCGTCCCTATGGGTGTAACCCATGATGACTTCAATTGGGTCGTCAGTTAAATACGTGCCGGCACCCTCAGGGCCTCGGCCAGCAAAATAGTTACCGGTTCGAAACGCCTCTGTGAACTCGGCGGCTTCATCAAGGCTGTGCGTGTTGCGACCCACCCCCCGATAAAACCTCGAGTGCCCATCAGGGAGATCATCGGGAGTATCAACAAGGCGGGGCTTCCCATCAAAACCTTGCTGGGCAGCAATACGGGCCAGAGCAAGATCTTCGGCACCCCCCAAACCCGGAAGAGCGGAAAAAAGTTCCTTGAGGTCGCCAAGTACCGCATCTACAAGTTCTTTTGGTTCGGTGCGCTCACTATAGCCAACGGATGGTTCCAACTTTTCTGGAGTTTTTGGCGCTTTTGGTTTCTTCTGCTCCTTCGGTGCCGGCGGGTTCGGGTTTGTAGCGTCTCGCACCGTGCGCAAGCCCCGCTCCTTCAGGTTCGCTGCCCCGTGATCTGCAAGCGGAGTGTCGGGCGGAGGTGCCGGAGGGGCGGGGCGGGCGCGGGTGCGTGCGTCCGGTGTGATTTCACGAAGCGGGAGTGCGCCGTGATCCTCGAGCGGTGTCGGCGTGCTCGGCTTGCCGGCGTTGGCGCCGGTGCCGTACGTCGGCTTGTAAGCGACGTCGTTGCCGTCACGATCCACGATGCGAAGTCCGGGCGGGCGGCTGGTGGAAGTGCGTCCGCGGTTGACGTCACCGATTTCTGTGACAAGCCTTGTTCCTACCGGTCGTTCCCATGCGGTGCCTTCTTGGACGATGCCGTCGTTGTCGGCGTCGCGTGCGTCAGGATCGTAGGGTTCGATGCGGAGTCCGCCCCAGCGGGGTGCCATAGGTGTACAGGTTACATCGCTGTAGTTTCGGGTGGCGCAGTGCAATTGATTGCTTGCCTTGCGCTTGTCACAGCCAACCTGTACTATTACAAATAACTACTAGACATGAAAAGGGGGTGAAAGTATGACCAGAGCACTGATTTACCCGTTCGGGGTTGAGGGCGGCGCAGCAATGGCCCGTCCGACGGTGTGGATCACGGTCCCCCGACTGCGGGGGCCGGATGAGAACCGCACCGTCATGGTGAACGCCGACGCCGCCCGACGGTTGGGCGAAGCCCTGCTGGCTGCCGCCGACGCCGCCGACGAGACGGCCGCGCTTGAGCGTGCGGGCCTCCTCGGCGTGCTGTGAACCACGCGGTGGAGTTCCGTCCTTCGGGGTGGGGCTCCACCGCCTCCCCCGTCCCGCCCGCAAACCCACGACCAATCTGCTGCGGGGCTGCCGCTTTGCGCCTTGCCCCAACGGGGATCGTTTAGCGGGGCTCCGCCGAAACGGGCCTTGACGCGCTTGAGCCCCCGGTGGACGCACCGAGGGCTCGAGCGGCAATGCAGGTATCAGTCGTCCGACCGAAGTTCCCATTCTTCAAAATGCTCCGTGATGATCCCGATTTCGGCGAGTAGGTCGGCTTCCCGATCCATTTCGGCCAGTTCTTTCAGGATGGCTTCCGTGTTTTGCGGTGTCATGCGTTCACCTCCTTGCGACGGTGGGTGGTAGTCGGATGCGGGCGAGTTGATCGCCCCCTTTACTTACTAGTCGCAACAATGGACCCATTTCGTGCGGCAGGTTCCAGATTTATTGATGTCACAGCCGGCTGGTACTGTATTGGTAACTACTAACGACAGGGGAGGTGAACAATGCAGTGTATAAACGACTACGGCGACGGCGATTGTCGCGGCGAAGTGACCTACTACGATGTTTCGGGCAGTGGACAGGCGTTCCCCCGATGCATCCACCACCTTGACGAGGCCATCGAACGCGATCAGGCCATTCGGGAGCGGTACCCCGTAAACGCCCCCGCCGACTTTGACCCGTATTATGCGGGTGAAAGGTGGGACGACGATTACTGATCGTCAACCGGTAAAGCCCCCACCCATTTGCGGGTGGGGGCTTTATCGCGCAATCCGACTGGGGGGGTCCCGTTTCGCATTGGGCCGAGGGGCTGCAAGCGTCCCGCTGTTGTGTGGTCGTTGCGGGACTGGTTTTCTGAGGCTTTTTTGCGGGGCCGCTGGCGAGGGGGGCTTGCGTTTGTGGGTCTGCTGTTTTGTTTTGTTTTGGTTTGCTCGGTTGTTCTGGTGCCAGATTTGTATTTTGGAGGACACTCCTGTATACTTGTAGTAACTACTAGACACATAGGAGGTGTCACATGCTATCAAGCAATCTTGACACCGCTGCCCTTTATGGGCTGGCGGGAATCATCCGGCAAGAACTTGCCGAAGCGACAGACGCAGGAAACGAAACGAAAGCAAGGGAACTGTCCGACCTTCTTGACCACTTCGAGGCTCGCATTCTCCGAAGGGTCTGACCCTTGTCACACCCATGCAGTACCCTACAAGTAACTACTATTTGCCAACCATAAAGGAGGTGACCACATGACACAAACCAACCGATACGCCACCCGATGCGTAAAGTGTTCAGAGGACATCGAGGCCGGGAAGGGCGTTCTTTACAAGGAATGGCCTTTCGGTGCCGATCAGAAATGGAAAGTCCGTTGCTCCGATGAAACGGCTTGCCAAGAATCTCAAAACGCGAACAAGCCTCGCCGAAATCCATACATGGAAGAACGCGACCGTCGCCTGCGTGACGAAGCACTCGCCAAAGCACTCGGCTGGTGCCAGCGTTACCCAAATCTTCCCAACACGGTCCGCCTGAACATTGAGGACGGTGGGCCAAAGGAATACAAAATGACTCGCCGGCAAAACAAAGACGGTTCGGTTTCGGTGCTGTTCGCCTACACCGCAAACGGAGTTACGGAACGAAACACCGAACGATTCTTCACAAACGAAGAAGCAGCATCCCGCATTGTGAACTGGCTGCTTGACAGCAGGTTTTCCGATCGCGAATGGTGGAATGAAGCCCAAAAGGTTTTGGAAGCAGCCAAAGCAGACACACCTTGACCCCACTTCTGCAACGCTGCCACAGTCGACGACAGCAGCCCCGTCGGCCACCAAGCAACGGATTCATGCGGGACTCGCCGACGAAGGACGCAGCCACCGTCCGGCTGAATCGACCCGCCTGAAGCAGCACCACCGGTCCGCCACTTCGGTGGACTGCCCGTATGAGTCCACTGCCACAATCGGGACGCCCGTGCGTGTGAATCGCGTTACAACTCCGGTTTCCATCCACTTCGCAACTTCCCCACCCGCTGACACGGTTCGGACCCGTTGCCCAACCTTGCTGGGAAGCATTGGCAGGTCATACGCCTCGATGATTCGTTGCTCGTTTTCTCGTCTGGTAGCCGCAGTAGACATGGGCGGCACCATACCACAGGCACTACTCACCGGTTCCGTGAGCGGTTGTTGGGTTGCGGGTTGTCCCACCGGCAATGTATAGTGATTGTTACCTACTAGCCACTAAGGAGAACAGATGCTTTTCGCCGTTACCGCCGCCGCCGTGGCGCTTTACACCGCCGCCGCCATAACCCTTTATCGGATTGAGGCAGCCGCCGATGCCCGTCGCGCAGCAGAGAAAGCCCTTATCACCGCCGCCCGCCGCAGGGTAAGTGTGCCAACAGGCTTTGAGCGGTGGACCTCACCGATCGCCAACCCGTCACACCACTGACGTACACTGATAACACCTACTACCGAAAGAGCCGCACATGGACGCATGCCAAGCACACGCCCTAGCCCGCCGCCTAATGAACACCCACGGACTTGACGACTGGTCCGTAGTGCTCGACAACGCCAAACGCAGACTTGGCGTTTGTCGGGAAAGGCGAAAAGAGATCGGCCTGTCACGCCACTTTGTCGAACTCAACAACGAATCCGCAGTCACCAACACCATCCTCCACGAAATCGCCCATGCACTCGCAGGCAACGAAGCCGGCCACGGCCCCAAGTGGCGCAAAGTCGCCCAACAAATCGGCGCAGACCCTGTGCGGTGCACCGACGCAACCCAAATCGTTACACCGCCCCCCAAATGGATTGGTCGGTGCGAACTGTGCGGGTTCGCTGCCGAGCGACACAGGCTCGCCGGCAGCGCAAAAACAGCAGCATGTCCTGTTTGTTGCGACCGGCACCGCAATGGCCGATACGACAGCGCATTCCAACTGAAATGGACCGAAAACGTGAAAGGTGCTTCAGTCGGGGATTGATCCCCTTGCCCCCCACACCACCAAGTTGGCGGCGGCAGTCCCGAACAGCCCCCAGCCACCAACAAACACATCAAAGTCCCGCAGGGGCCAATGATCGTTTCCGCACATCCCTGCTGCGGGGCTATCCCTGCCCCTCCCGCCGTGCGGGGCGGGCGCCGCCGGCCCTGTGGGCCTGTTGGGTTGGCGACTTGCGGTTTGATTTATTCGATTGACTTTTGTGGACGGTTGGGCGGTTCGGGGTGGACCGGTTGCCGTTTCTGTTTGGTCCGGGGAGGAAAGGGCTGACCATGAAGATGATGCGGTGCTGGGGTTGCGGCTTGTCACACCTATGATGTACCCTGTTACTACCTACTAGTTACTAAGGAGTGCGTCATGACCGCTACCGTTCTGAACCGCACGGGGGACACCGTAACCGTGCCTACCGTGCGAAGCCTCAGCGAGGCAAAGGCCATTGCGGCCGAGTACCCGCTGGTGCTCACCGTAGGCCCGTCGGGCCACGACGTTGCGGGGTTCAACCACCCCAACCATGTCGTTCTGCCGTTCGCGGACACCACAAGAATCACCGACCCGCGCCGGCCACGCCGCCAGCACGTGGACAGGATTGTGGAGGTTGGTGCCGCCGACCTCGGCCCCATCCTCGTCCATTGCCACGCCGGCATCAGCCGTTCCACGGCATCCGCACTAGCGATCCTGCTTGCCCGAAACGTCGATCCCGAGGTTGCCGTAAAGGCGTTGGTCGCCGTTCACCCCGAGGGACGCCCTTTCGTGCCGAACGACCTAATCGTGGCGATAACGGCAGAGATGTTTGACCTGCCGGACCTTCCTGAACTGGTCATTAGCCACGAGCGTTACGTTGGACAGATCTTCAAGCAGTTGCACCCGTTGAAGTACGCACCGAACCCGAAACTGAAACTTGGAGTCCGGTGAACGGTCCACTGACATCACTGGCCATGTCACACCTACCCCGTACCATCTATCAAGCACCTACTAGCGCCCAACAAAGGAGAACAGGATGAGAAACGAACTTGCTGCGAAGGTCAGCATCGGATCCATTGTCGAGTGGCACCTTCCCGCACTGACGGAGCAACCACAGCGTTATGTTGTGGTCAGCGAACTTGGCCAGTGGACCACTGGCGAGCACACGGTTCGGAGCCTTGACCCCGAGACCGGCTACTCGTACCACAGCGTCGACCTCAACCGACCCGGCTTCACGTTGGTGTCGGCATGAGCAACCTGCCCCCCGGAGTCACCGACTACATGATCCCCGGTTGCGGACCGGCAGAGTACGAAGAACTCACCGCAGACGACTGGGACGACAAATGGGAGATCGGTTCATGGTCTTGCGAAGGCACAGACTGTGACGCAGTGGTCGGCTACTACGAGCGACCGCATCCGTTCCACGATTACGATCAGGTCGCATGGGCCGAAACGTGGCTCACCCCCGACGAGAAACTCGTGTGCGGAGACTGCTACGCCGAAGCGCAACGCATCGCCGCCGAGAACGACGCCGAATACGAAGCGTTTATTGACCGGATCATCGAAGCCGAACGCGAGGCTGACCGACAGAAAGGGGTGACGGCATGACTGACACCGACCGTCAGATCATCGCCGAGGCGTGCGAAGCCATGCGCAAGGTGCTGGTACAACTCGCCTACGGCTACGACCTTCACGTCACCGACGTCCGAGCCATGGAGTTGCGCACCCAATGGGAACGACTGCGGACACTGGCAGAGGAGGCATGACCGACACCGCCTCGCCCGCCCCGCCGCAACAGGATTAAAGCGGCCACATGATCCCATTAGCCCCGCTTTTCTGCTGGGCGTCGGGGCTATTGGCATTGCTGACACTTTGGGACACAACGCTCCTCGTGATAGGTGATGGACCTCAACGACAAAAACAAGTCTGATGATACAGAGCCGAGCGCCCCCGCCCCATGCCCGTGGTGCCAAGGCACCGGCATCTACTCGGGGACACTACTGGGTCGGCACTACGCCGGACCGTGCCTCATGTGCGAGGGCTAGCGACAGTGATGGGCCGCTACCGCATGGAAGTCTGAAATCGGGTCTTGTCACACCCAATGGGTACTATTAGGTAAGTACCTATTACCGAGGAGGTGAACAATGCACCGACTAGATACGAACCACACCCGGTGGCCCAACGGGTCAGAAACGTGGATCGGCGAAAACTGGCTGATCCACTGGGGTGGACCTTACTCCCAGTCGTTCTCGTGGTCCGCGTGGCGAACCGAGGACGAAATGCTGGCTGATTCCACGCCGGCGGGTGAGGGGTTTATTGACCTTGTGAATCTGAGCGAGGGTCTGGCCACGGCAAGGGCGGCAATCTACGCCGCCCTTGTCGGCTGACAATCTTGCCAACCACCTGCAAAGTGCGAGGAATGACTTGACAGCAGTAAGCCGACCTGCCATAATCGTCCCCGTTATCGAAAACGCCGGTCCGGCGGGTCCTGTACGCCGTCACAATGTTCAGACCTCCGCCCGTCGGACTGGTGTTTTTCGATGACTTGACAGAAGCAGACACTGGCCCCTGCAAAACTACCAGCCCTCGAGAAGCAACCTCGAGGGCATCAAACTTTTTAGTCCCGTTGGGGTGTGGGAGTTTGGCGGGGCTTTTCTTTGTTTTTTGTTTTGATCTGTTGCGGGGCTCGGGCCGCCACCCGTCGGGTTCGCTGCGCTCGCCCACCTTGCTGAAGCGTCGCTGCGCCGAGACCTGTCGGCGGTTTTGCCGATTCGGCTCGTTTGTTTTGGGTCCGGACGCGCTTCCGCCTGTTCGGTGGGGGTGTGCGAAGGTTTGGGGTGTGGGTGGCCGAGACGCGCAGCGGCCCCCGGCGGAGGAGGACCGGGGGCCGCTGGTGCCGCTTCGGGTCGGCCTAACAGGGAGACAGGGGGGTCAGACGGCCCGCTGGCCGAACGACCGCTCCGCCGCATCGGCGAAGATCCCCTCGATGATCTCCAACGCCTCGCGGGCGAAGGAGGCCCGGTACCGTTCTCCGTTGGCGAGGGCTTCGGCCCGTTCGCTCTTGTAGAACCGGTACGTCTCGAGCAGTTCGGTGTCAATCATGTTTCACCTCCTCCCTGTGGCTCTAGGTGGCTTCATTAGGTAGTCGCACGGAACGTTTCGTTTCGTGCGCGATTCCCAGTTTTTTTTGGATTTCTTTTTGTCACAGCAATGTGGTACCATCATTACAACTACTAGACATAAGGGAGGTGATTACATGACACAACTAGCAACCGCCAGCAACGGCGTTACCGTTGCGCCGACGGTGCGCAGCATCGAGGAAGCGCGAGCACTTGCTCCGCACTTCCCCGCCGTCCTGACAGTTGGCCCCTCTTTCACGGAAGCCGACTTCGGACACGCGAACCATCTCGTGCTGCCATTTGCCGACACGATCGATCCTCGCCACCCACGCCGCCCCCAGCGGCAGGATGTAGAGCGAATCATCGAGTTTGGACGCGCCAACGGCGAGGACATGCTGATTCACTGCCACATGGGCATCAGCCGGTCCACCGCCGCAGCCGTTACCGTACTCGTGGCTCGCGGGGTAGATCCCGCCGAGGCAGCCCGTACCCTTGCGGACATTCACCCCGCAACGCGACCGTTTGCTCCCAACGACCTCATTATTGAGTTGGCAGCCGACTTGCTCGACGAGCCGCACTTGCCTTACATCGTGCGGGAACACGAGCGTTACTTTGCCAAGTGGCACTTCGGCAAGTACGCCCCCAGTCCGGGGATGAGACTTGGCCGATGATCTTTCGGCCCGCCCCCCGACCACGTTCGGTTGGGGGGCGGTGTCGCGTCTGCCCGCCCGTACCAGAGCAACGCCCGCCAGCCCCGCTGGGACGCCCTGCTCCGGCTTGTTTGGCAAGTCCCGAAGCGGCCTGAGCGGCGTCGGGGCTGCTGAGGGGGGTGCCGTCTGCTGCGGGGCTGCCGCTGCGGGCGGCTGGCTGGTTTTGGTGGGTTTGTTTTGCCCTTTGGGGCGGAAGCCGTTCGGCTGTTTGGATTTGTTTGATGTGGTTGTGGGGTGGGCGTTTTGCGGTGCCGTTGAAGTTGTCACACCCTGCTAATACTATGTGGTTAGTAACTACTAGCAATAAGGAGTACGTCATGAACAACCGCTACCCCGGAACGTGCGCCCTTTGCGGCACGCACGTTGAAGCGCAGCAGGGAGTCGCCTATCAGCGCCCTCGCGTCAACGGCTGGTTCGTGAAGTGCGGCACCGACGCCTGCGCCGAGCGGGTCGCAGCGGAAAAGGCGACGGCCCAGCAGGCCGCACGGGAGCGGCACTTTGCCGGGAGCCGATACGCCGAAGCAGTTGCCACGGCCGCCGAGTACGCCAACCTCCCCAAGAAGATCGTGGTGCCGTTGGACGGCGGTGCCGATGGGCCGGGAACGGTCACGTTCGTGCGCAGCAACACCCGCGCCGGCGTTCTCGTCAAGATCACTCGCGAGTTTCCGAACATTGACCTCACCAGCGTCGAGCGGGAACGGTGCTACACCGACGCCGAGGCGATTGCCGCCGTGGTGACACGGCTTCGTCATTTGGCCGAGCCGTTCTTTGATCGCCTGATCCCCAAGAACGAGTACGCCGCCGCCATCCTCGCCGCTGCGAAGATTTGATCCTGTTACACCCAACCTGTAAACTGCAATCACCTACTAGTAAAGGAGAACAACATGACCGCCAAAGTCGCCACCGATAAGCAGGTCGCCTTCCTGCGCGCCCTCATTGCGCAGGTCTGCGCGGCCGAGGTTGCGTTCGACCCCGACAACGGCCCTGAAGTCGCCCTCGCCACCGAGCAAGGCATCGAGGAGGCCATCCTGCTGGGTGCCCTCACCACCCACGCCGCATCGGAGCGGATCGACACCCTCAAGGCCCGCATCGCCTACTTGCGGGCAAAGGGTGCTTGCGCCGCCGCCGGCGAACGGAAAGCCCTCCCCGCCCCCGGCTACTACAACCTTGACGGCGACGTCTGGGTCGTCGTCCCCAACAAGGCCGAGACGAGCGTCTACGCCAAGCGCATGAACCTTGCCACGGGCCGGTGGGAGTACGTTGCCGGAGCGGCAAAGTTTCTTACCGAACGCCTCACCCTTGAGCAGGCCGCCGCCCTCGGCCACCTCCACGGGCGGTGCGTGCTGTGCGGTGCCGAACTCTCGGACCCCGAGAGCGTCAAGCGTGGCATCGGCCCTGTGTGCGCGAAGCGCCTCGGCTGACCTCGCGGGTGGGCGTCCGCCTACGGTTTGACAAGGGCCGTGGGTGGACGTACCATCTGCCCGTTGCCCCATGCACCTACTACCCAAGAAAGGAGAAAGCCCTATGCGGATTTACACCCCCTCGGACGGAGAAACTCCGGACCTCGCAAGTTACCGAGATCGGACCGGCACCATTGCCGTAGACAACCTGCGCGTTCAGGTCAAGATCACTGACGCACGAATGCGTTTCGGTCACCTTGACCTGCTGGTGACACCAATCGCCGGCGAAGGCGAGCGGTGGATCGAACAGCATCGCATCGAACTCACCATTTGACCAAAAACATAGTCACCGCCCCCAACATCGAGCAGGTGTTGGGGGCGGTGGCGCGTCCGCATTCAGGTCGGCGGGGCTGTGCGGCGAAACAAACTTCCGCACTAAAACAATGTGTCGTCGCTGACGGCGGGTCGCTTATAACGAGCAGACTCGACGCAAATGTTGCAGGCGAACCCCAACTCCTTTTCGGGTAACAAGATGTTGTTGGGTTTTCGGTTCTGGACCCATCCCGATGCGCGTTGCCATGTCAGCGGATCGCTTGGATCCACCTCCGCTCCGCAAAGCCGGCAAGAAAATAGTGGCGGAAGTGTCACGCCAAGAACTTACCGCACGCCAGCAGTTCTGCCACGAGCCCCGCCACGAAAGGTTTTGTGGCGGGGCTTGTTTGTGGGAGGGGCGGATTTCCTAGCGGGGCGCCTGCCCCCCCCCCGCCCGGGTAAAGGGGGGGAGGGGTCAGGACCAGTGTTTGCGGTCGCGACAGGCTCGCTTGTTGGCGACCCGTTTGCGGTCGGCGTAAGTGGTGGCTCGTTCGCGCCGGCCTTCGGCCATTGCCGCCGTTTTGGCTTCCCATTGCCAGCGGCGCATGGCGGCTGCTTCTTGCCGCACGGGGGAGGCCCCACGATTTTGGCGGTTGCGGTTTGCCATTTCCTTGCTCCTTTGCGGTTAGTAGGTATCACCTAGATGGTACAGCATCGCTGTGACAACTTCAATGTTTGGGTGGGGTTTGGGGTCAGGGTGCCCGAAACGCGCAGCGGCCCCCGGCGGAGGAGGACCGGGGGCCGCTGGTGCCGCTTCGGGTCGGCCTAACAGGGAGACAGGGGGGTCAGACGGCCCGCTGGCCGAACGACCGCTCCGCCGCA